AGCCTATCAAGAAATGAAGGCTATAAAAGAAATAAATCCGTTCAAACAAGTTCAAGTTCCTACATTAGGTAGTCAACTAGCTCAACAATCATTAGATAGGGCCACTATGGGTGCATTAAGTACATTACAGAGCACTGGAGCTGAAGGCGCTATAGGTGGTGTTGGAAATGTGTTGCAAGCTAATATTGGTCAAGGTCTTGAAAACGCAGCTATGTTAAACGAAGCTCAATTCAAGAGAGATGCCATGCAAGCTGAAGCTGAGGCTGGTATTCAAGCTAGACAAGCTGAAAGAGATTGGATGCTTGGAGCTCAACAAGCTCAAAGTGCTGAACTAAGAAGAGCTGACGCTGAGACAAATAGAAATGCTTCTGTAATGGGTATAGCTGGATCTTTAAATTCAGCAGCTGGGCTAATGGGGGATTACTTTGAGTCAAATCCTTATGGTTCTTTTGCTGATATGTTTAAAATGAACAAATCTAAAAAATCCAATACCCCTTCATCATCTTATGATTGGAATAATAGCATGAATCCGAACGGTTTATCTACTTTTATACGCAAATCATAATGGCAACTAGAAACGACTACTTTGGATATATACCGTCAGAGACGAGGATCGACTGGGGTAAAATGACGGGAGATCTTGCCAAAACAATAACTGACGCTTACGGAAACAGGGAGAAAGTAAGAGAGGAGTTAGACCAAATAAAGACGACTAATGACGCTCTTGTAACAAACACAGAGAGAGGTAAAACTCAAGCTCTAAATGAACTTGTTCTTTCTGGTGCTGATGACGCTAAGATGAAAATGCTTGAGTGGCATAAAGCTCTAAAGAGAGGTGAGATAACAGCAAAAGAATACAAAAACAGGATGAACAATCTAACTGAAAATTGGAAGGCTTTTGCTAACAATATGAAAACATTTGACACAAGAATGCAAGACATTATGTCAAGACAACAACCAGGAGAAGATGGTAAGATCGCTGGTTCTGGTTTTGAAGCTTCTGTCAATCAAAAAATTGCTTCGTTAGGTGATTTGAGAAACAAAAAAATAACTATAGACAATGAGAGCGGAAAGGTATATATGGGGTCATTAGATCCTAATACTGGGCAATACGATCCAAATACATTAATTGATGCCATGTCTATTGGTAATGTATCAAATATGTTAGACAATAGAGTAGACGTTGTTGACTTGACTAGTGATTTAGCAAAAACATTTAAAGATTGGTCTGTATCAAATCCAGGTAAGACTGTTCAAGATGCTAGACAAAATCCATTCTTATCAAAAGCTAAAAATAACTTTAAGGCTGGAGTATTATCTAACAATAGAATGGTTACAAGTATACTCGTTGATAACGGAGACGGTGATTATGATATTTATTTTGATGATGATGACAGAAAAAATAAATTACAGCAAATGCTGTCTGCTGAAATGGAGTCAAGGAAAACTACACCGAAATACAGTAGTTCTGAAATAACTAAAAAAATAGAGCAATATAAAAAGAATAATAAGAAAGCTACAACTGCACAATTAGAACAATACAGAGATAAACTTGAGTCTGAGACTGTTGGTGATATGACGTTAGAAGAGCAAACAAAATTCATAGAGGATGCTCAATCAAAACTTATTCCAGCTATTCTTGATGAAAATGGTGTTTATCAACCACAACCAACTCAATATCAGTTACAGCAAGCTGACGCTATATTGGATGCTAGTATAGAATCTCAATTACCTAAAAGTGTTCAAATAACCCCAGTAACCAGATCATCTGGTGGAGGTGGTGGTGGCGGTAGCTCAAAAGGTAGCGGAGGAGCTCCAAATACCGCATTATATCAACAAATAGTAAGTGGATTTAATGATAGAACTCCTGCTGGAGCCGCTAAATTAGCAGCGGCTAGTGGAGGTAAATATAGGTTTGAATTTAAGCCTAACCAGCCAGGTGTTTTTGTATCTGAAACTAGATACGTGTCAGATGGATCTGGAGGTCAAGTCGCTCAAGATTTTGAGATTGGATATTTCCAAAATGCAAGAGATTTGGCTCCAATAGTAGGATTTGCTAGCGGAACAGGTGCTACATCTTCAACAGCATTTGACGAATGGGATGCTTCAGAAAGAGCTTTGATGGGAGGTGGTTCTGTATCTAGAGGAGGAGGCGTAAAATTTAACTAATAAAACAAAATGAACGACAAGTTTAATCAGCTTTACAATTACTTAAAATCAAACGGAATGACTGACTTAGACGCTCAGTCTTTCTATGATACATATAGAACAGATAGCTCAAAATTAAATAAGCTGTATGGATATTTAAAGTCAAATGGAATGACTGATCTGGATCCTAATTCATTTAGAGATTCTTATTTTGGATCTAATCAAAGTAAACAAAAATGGAGACAAGTAACTGAGAAGGAAAGTGCAGGTAGATTGAATTACAGAAAAGATGATTTCAGAACTTGGGATATAGTAGAAGAGACTCAGAAAGGAATGACCAAGGAGGAGAGAAAGAAAACTGGGTTTGATTATACGCCAGAACAAATAGCTGCTGGTAAAAAAGCTGTTGCTATGGAAGAGGCTCCAGTTATTGAATACTCTGACCTTAAACTGAGAAGAGGTAAGGATGGCGTTTTCTACAAGGTAGAAGGTAATAATTGGTACGAGGTGGCATTTCCTAAAGATATGTCAAAAAATATAGTAAACGAAAGTGTAGTAAGTCTTGAAGGCTCTGATCTTTATAAAATAAATGATCCTAAAAAAGTAGAGAGCTTAAACATTGAGTTTGGTGAAAAAGTAAAATTACCTAACGCTGGTTTTGATACCGATCAGAAGTTAATTAAAACTGGAATAGATACAAAAATACCATCTGTTTTAGATAAAGCAGTCAAACCAGAGGATGATCTGTATGATGTTTTTGGAGGATGGGACGAGAATACTAGAGGGCTTAGATTTAAAAAGAATGATAGAACAAATACTTGGATGCAAATCAAACCAGGTGTAGACTCTGTATGGTCTGTAGTTACAGAAGCCATGGCTAAAGAATTAAACAAGCGTTATGGTGGTAGGTATGGTTCTGTTCCTAAACAAGCTGATAACTTAACTGATTACCAGATATTAAACAAGACATACGGACAAGAAGGAGGTTCTGGAGTCTTAAAAAGAGAACTACTTCCAGATGGAGAGCCTACTTTTGGACTTCCGAAATCAGTAGAGAATACAGGTTGGTTTCAAACACTTTACCCTCAGACAATGATGGGTCAAGTTGTAAACGCTGAAGAAGCAAGAAGAAGAGGTGTAAAATCTTTTGAGGAAAATGTTCAAAGGTATGTGACAACTAACAATATAGCTAATCTTGAAGAAGAAGAGGCTGTAAAAATGCTTACAAATCAGTTCGGTAGATTTGGATTTGAGTTTATAGAATCTGGAGCTGGTGATGAGATGATCGTAAGAACAAAAGATGGATCTAGAGAAATATTGATCAATCTTGATACTAAAGATCCATCACAGAATTTAAGACTTCAAGATTTCTTAATAGTTAATCAAGACCCATCTGCTTATGAATCTGGTAATCAAAAATATGCAGAGCTTATAAATAGAGACAGACGGCTTATCTATTCTAACAATGGCAGTAATAGCCCGTCGCTTTATAAAGATTTACAAGAGTTATTTAACGATGAGGACTATAAGATATGGTCTCAAAATTTGCCTTACGGTGAACTAGAACAAGAGGTAAACCAAAGGATAGGGGAATATAGAAGCTTGATGAACAAACCTGGGGTTAATAGCTCACAGGTATTTAAAGACATGGAGACGTTTAAAAAATCTCCTATGTATCAACAATATCAAAAACAAAAGAAAGAAGCATTTGAACTCGAAAGAATGAAAATGCAATCACTATATGATGAAGTTAAGTTAGATCCAGGTCCTAATTCAAGAGCTAGACAAAAGGTTAGAATGTTCTTATCTGATAAATATTTAGATAAAACAAGAACTGAGTACAACGCAATGTTAAATGACATCAATCAATCTGCTAAGTTTTTAAAGACCAGATATGACGAATACAATGCAGAACTTCAAAAATTAAATACGTCAAATTTAACGCCAGAACAAATAAGAGTTAAGAAAGAACAACTTGACAAAATGGCGCTACAGCTTGATGTAGATCGATCTAACTTAGTTAGAAGACAAAAGGCTGTTACAACTGAAGCCAAGCAGCTTGAGTATTTAACAGGTAAGTATGTTGTTGACGTAGCTAAAGAAGGTGGATTTATTGGTGGGTTGATGAATAGCTTCTCAGACGGTATATCAAAAATGATAAAGACGGGAGATGTTGTTGGAAGGTTGCAAGCAGAGACAAAGGGTTCTCAGATTGCAGACAACATGACAGAGGAGGAAAAGAGATACTATAAAACAAAAGGATATTCATTAGAAGAGATTAAAATAGCAGAGGCTAATAAAGCTTGGAAGGAATCAAAAGAAGATCTTTCTAACAGGATGAAGTCCGCTATTGGTGATCTAGCTACAACTAAACAGTACCAACAGTCTGAAGATAGAGGTATTGTTAGTAAAGCATTGTTTGGTCTTGCAGAATCTCTTCCAGCAATGGCTACATCAGTTATTAATCCATACGTTGGTTTTGGATCATTGTCAGCTCAAGCATATTCATCTTTAGAGGATGAGATGTTAAATGATCCAGATTTTGAAACAACGTCACTTACAGAGATGAACTTAATAGCATTACCATATGCTATGGGTATGGGAATATTGGAAAAGATTGGTCTTAGTGCAGCTATGTCTAAAAACCCTCTTGCTAAGTCTCTTATAATGAAGTCTATACAAGGAGCTGTTAAAAAGACAGCAGGTAAAGGATCGGCAGAACTTTTACAAAATGTACTAGACAAAGAGATCAAGTCGAATATGGCTAAGTTTGGTTTAAGAATAGTCGGTGGTGCACTAACCGAGGCTGAAACTGGAGCTACTCAGTCGTTGGTTCTTGATATTGGATATAAGAGTTTGATCAACGAAATAAAAAAAGACGATAGACTAGCAAGCGAACTAACTGGAGGTGAGTTTTTTGATACTCCAGATAGCTTTATGGATGGTCTAAAGATGGTTATAGAGGATGGTATAGCTGAAGGTATTGGCGGTATGGTTATGAGTGGTGCTGGAGCTATATCTCAAAAGGTTATAAATGGGAATATATCTCTTTATGATAATGAAGATGTTGACTTTTTGAAAACTGTTTCAACTGACAACGAGCTAAGAAAGATGATTGTGATAAAACTTAAGAGCGATATGTTATCTGGAAAGACAACAAAGGCAGAGGCACAAAATCAATTGAACGCTCTTGATAAGGTTGGCGCTATATTTAATGCTATGCCTGACAACCTAAGTGTTGAGGACCAAGTTAAGTCTGTAAACCTTATGGCTGAAAAGCAAAGACTTGAAAAAGAAATTGACGGCAAGGATCAATCTCTTGTTGCCGCTCAAAAGGAAAGAATAACAGAGATTGATAACGAACTACAAAAAATTAGTAAAGATGCCTTTCAAAAGCAAGCAACAGGTGAAGTTCCTGTACAGCCAGAAGCCAGAGTTGGCGAAGAAGTGGAGGGAAGAGAACCCGAAACAAAACTTGAAGAAGTTACCAAAGAAGGTAAAGAAGTAACAATAGATAAACCTATCATTGCTACAAACACAACGGCCGAACTTGATAGAGTTAAGTCTGTTGATATGGAGACTGAAGATGGTGCTACATTTAACATAGATGGAACTAAGTACGAGGGAGGCGGTTTGGTTGTTCCTATTGTTAGCGAAAATACTACTGTTGAAGAGATTACCCCAGAGATGATATCCGACTTTGTTGAAAAACATTCAAGCAAAATTGGAGATCAAAATACAGTTAAGGTTGGTATATATAAATTTCCTAACAGTAACAAAGTATCGATAGACCTAAATATCGTTGCTCCAGAGTCATCAAGACAGCAAGCCATTGAGTTTGCAAAAGCTGCTGATCAAGAGTCTCTGTTTGATTTATCTACATTTGAGAATGTAAAGACTGGCGGTACTGGAGTTAATCCTACACAATTTACTGACGAACAATTTAAAGAGATAGCTAAAGCTCTTAACGAAGGAAGAACTCCTAGTTTTGCAGCACCTACGCAACAAAACCTAGTAACACTTGAGAATGTAGAAGAGGTTGCAGACAAAAGAACGGCTACAGCTACTAAGTTGGTATTGAATGCTCTTCCTGACGTTAAGATATATATTCACAAGACAAACGAAGAGTACTCTGCTGCAATAGGTGAAGAGTATGAAGATGGAGAAAGAGGAGCGTACGATACACAAGAAGGAGCTATACACATTAATTTAGCAGCTGGAGGTAACGCTCAAACTGTATTCCATGAGGCTATCCATCATGCATTACTAAAGAAAGGTATGGACAGTGGAGCTATACTTGATTTAGCTAACGGTCTTAATAGAATAATTACTGACAAGAAGTTAAAGGAATGGTTAAGTGATTTCATATCTCAATATAAAACATCTGACCAAGCTGAAGAGTATTTGTCAGAACTAGGGGCCATAATGGCTGAAGCTGAGATCGAACTAACTACAACAAAGTTCAATCAGTTTAAAGCGCTTATCGCTAGAATATTCCAAAAGTTAGGACTACCTAAATCTATGGTTCCTTTCTTGAATGCTATGAATTCAGAGAACGCTGTTGACTTTATTAATAGTTTGACTAAATCTTTGAGGACTGGTGAGGAAATAATATACGAAAGCAATACTCAAGAAATAAAAAATCCTATAGATAAAATTAAAAAAAGTAAAATTATAGGATCCAGTAAAACTAAAATAGAAATAGTATATGTAGAGCAAGATAGGATGCAAGAGTTAATTGATAAAGGATTGCTTGAGCAAGTAAAAGATATATCAGTTTTCAACGGAAAATATGTTGCTACAACATCTCCTGATGATATGTTAGTAGGTAATATATTTATAAATGGAGATTTAAAAGCTCAAGGGAATGGAGGGCTATTTTTTGTAACTAAGTTTGGTGATGTTTGGGCATCATCTAATAAAATTGTAGCTGACCAAATAGCTAATAGAATAAATAAATCTTTAGAAATTAATGGAGGAAAAGGATATTTAGTTTTGGTAAAAGGAACTGATGCTAAATTAATAAGTAGTCCTCAAGGCGCTTCTTCTAGTTTAAAGATTGTTGAATCTTTGGTTTCTGATGGATTAATATCTCCTTCTGATTTTAGAAAAGCTGTAATTTCTGCACTACAAAATAATAAAGATACAAAAGCAAAAATAAATTTTTCTGGAAAATTAAGCTCTTCTGATATGATATCAGCGGTAGATTCATTGTTTGATGATGTAAGTAAATCTTCATTTGACAACAGAGGTACACTGTTGAAATCAATAATAGTTGAACTTGGAAAAACAGAATCAACAAAAATCAACAGTAACAAAATTATTGAATTCTTAGGTGGTGACACTTCTAAGAATATTGGTTGGTCGGAAACATCAAAAAATACAAAAACAAGTCAATCAGTAATAGATTTAATAGCTGGTGTCTCTAGAGAAGAATTAACAAAAGGACTTAATGGTGGCGATATATATGCAATCATAGAAGTCAATGATGAGGTTAAAGTTAGTAAAGATTCTCATCAAAGTTATCCTTTTCATATTAAACAAAAAAATGGAAAAGCACCTAAATTAATACTTCTTGAAAATAGACAGAATGGACGTGACGTTATGTTGTCTTCTTCTAATGAAAATATTGATGAATTAGGTAAAAGTTTTGATGGCAAAGTATTAGGAAGGGCGTCAAATGGATATGGAGATGGATATATAAATACTAATTATTCAAGTAAAAAATTAAAGAAACAAAAAGTATTAACATCTGATATAGGAATCAATCGATCTGAAATACCATTAGATAAGTCTTCAGAAAATATATCTATTGGTAAAATGACTTCATCAAATGGAAATATATTAGAATTATCGGCTAAAGAAATAAATTTAAGTTATCCTGGTAAGAAAAAATTTGTAAGAAGAATAGAGGCTGTTGATAAGGATGGTAAAAAAGCAATTATTTCTTTTTGGAGAGATAAATCAGATGTATTAGAAAAAGATAATATGATTATCCTTTATGTAGAAGGAGTTAATGGTTATGGTACAGATTTAATAAATACATTAATATCAGAATCAAAAGAAGACGGTGTTAAAAAAATTATTGCAGATGATGTACTATCTTTGAATGCTGCAAAATACTGGGAAGATAAATTAGGATTTTCAAAAGATCCAGATGATAAGTCAATAAGATTTCTTGATTTAGATTCAAGTAAAAAATTCAAAAAACACAAAGGTGAAAAAATAACTGCACCAGTAGCTGGAAACAAGTTGTTCAATGAGCCTTTAAAGGATGCTGAAAATATAGCTAGATCTTACATGCAATCTATCGGTATGGAATACATACCAGTAGAAAAGATAACAAAACTAGATGAAGGTCTTTCAAAAAGAATATCTGACGCTTACGATCAGATGGAAAATAATCCAAACGATCCGAAGGTAAAGGCTGCTTATGAGGCTATGGCTAAGGAAACATTAGATCAGTATGACGCTATAGTTAAAGAAGGCTACAATGTTGAGATAAATAATAACGAGCCTTACTCAAACTCTGAAGCTATGATAAAAGACCTTAAGGATAATAAGAGGATGAAAATATTCTCTACAGAATCTGGTTTTGGAGATGAGCCTATAACTGAAGAGCAGAGATCTGAAAATTTATTATTAAAAGACTCTGGAAGAAAGGATGTAAATGGTGAGACTTTGTTGATCAATGACGTGTTTAGATTTGTGCATGACTTCTTTGGTCACGCCAAACTAGGCAACAGTTTTGGTCCAGTAGGAGAAGAGAATGCTTGGAGAGTCCACTCTGAGATGTATTCTCCAGAAGCTAGAAAGGCTATGACATCTGAGACAAGAGGTCAAAATAGCTGGGTTAATTTTAGTGGTGTAAATGACGCTGCATTCAAGAAGAGAGATAAGGCTAGAGAACTTCGTAAAGAAGGTAAGATAGAAGAGGCTGATAGATTGGTAGGCGAGGTATATGAGGAGATGAAATTTGCCGATCAAAAGGTTGGTATATTGCCAGATTTTGCTATTGAAGAGGGGACTAGGTTTAAAAAACAGAAAGATAATACTGGATATAGATCTGGGGATTTAATAAAAAAAGCAGAAACTAAAGATAAATTCGAAGGAAGTGATAGAAGCACTGGTCATTTTGGAACTGGATTTTATTTTTTTGGAACTAAAAACCAAGCAGATCAATATGGTGAACGAGCTACAAGTACTATTGATTTAGATGGATATAATTTAGCAAAAGGAACTATTGAACTTCATGATTTATTAAAAGATATCAATAACAATTCTATAGGCAAAAATAAAAATATAGATAAATTAAAATCTAGAATTGAAAATTTATTAAATTACCTAGGTAAATCAGAAGTTACCAAATTAAGTCGCGATTATTCTGAACTAGAATTTAAATCTTATGTTCAAAGTGAAATAAATCAAAAAAATAAAATAGAATCAATAATAAATGAAATAAATAATAATAATGTTGATTCTCCATCAACAGTGGTTATGAAATCGTTGGGATTTGATGGTGTAGATTCAAGAGGTACAGATTTAGATAATGCTCAATATGGAAGTGTAGTATATTCAATAAAAAAATTCAAAAAACAAAAACCAACATCCAAACAAGAGGCCATTCAAAAGGCCAAGGATAAGTACGAACTGTCTGTAGAGAAGAGAGGTAATTCTCACGAGCAAGGCGTAGCCGCTGCTCTTGGTGACTTGCAAAAGTCTAATTGGTTTGCAAACGCTGACGATACAGCTAGAGAAGATGCAGTTAGAGAGATCAAGGCTTTCTTTGGTGAGAAGATTAAGAAGGCTCCATCTGTCGCTAAGATTTTAGGTAAACCAAAACCAGAGACGCAAACAAAAACCGTTGATGCCTTACGAAAAGAATTCTTTACTGCTTGGAACAAAGCGTCAAGAGAAGCAAAGGCCGATCTAAATTCCAAAAGAAAGGCCATTGGAGCAATAATCAAGTCAATGGTTCGATCTGGCAAAATAACAACCAAACAGTCTGCTGTTATTACAGATAGAGCTAGCAGTATAAATCTTGACAACCCAGTAATTGTACAAAGATTTTTAGACTACGTTGCTAAGGTTTTCGCTGATGCTAACTATCAAGAAAAATTAAGCAATGCATTCTCTGCAAGAAGAGCGATAAGAAGACTTACCAAGTCAAACAACCAAGCCGAGGTTATCGGTATGGCTAAGGCGTTCTTGAATATCGACCCATCAATGGTTGAGGACATCGATACATATAACGAGATAGCTGACTCAATTAAAAATGCTATGGCTCCATCTGTTGTAAGGGGAGAGCAAGTAAAATTCAAGCAGCCAGCAAATATAGCTGACGTGAATGAATACACTATGGATGAGATATCTAGACAAGAAGAAATCAAAAAGGACCAACTATTGGCCGAGTATGACTATCTTAAGGATGCTGGATTGATATCTAAAGACATGACTCTAAATGAGATAAGAAAGATCATAGAGGACATGAAGTCTACAGATACTGATATCAACGATGACGTTAAAGACTTTGTTGAGAGAAGACTAGACATGATGCTTGGTATTGTAGAGTCTATTATTAGAAATGGAATCAATCCAATCACTGGAGAGTCTATGGAGGTATCTGATAAAAACAAAGATATCCTAAAAGCTATAATGAAGATGGATCTAAAAGAACTTGATACAAGAAGCTTGATCTATCTATCTGAATCTGTAGATAACTTCCTAAATAACGGAATAACAAGCGGTCTTGAGTCTAATGTACAGTCATATGTTGGAGCCATGAAAGTTAAGGCTCTTGTAAATGCTGGCGTTAAATCTGTTGGTATAAAAACAAAAGCTTCTAAGATAGCATCTACTGAGATACTTAGCATACCTTTATTATTTGAAAAATTATTTAGAGGTACTACCATTGGTACTAGAATAATGAGTGATATGGGATTGTTGGATATGGTTAACGGCAAAAATAAAGCTGAACTTATATACAACAAAATACTTGAATCGTACACAAAGCAAGATTTCTACGGAAAGGACTTTATGACTCAACAGAACATCATAGAAAGAGGTATGCTTGCATATCTTATGAGAAATGTTAATGGTGATAACGCTCAAGTTAAAGCAGAACTAAATAGGAGAATTGACGCTATATCTGAGAGTATTGAACAACTAAAAGAAGGAAATAGCGATGAGCAGAAACTAGCTGAAATGTATGAGAATGCATTCTCTAAGTTAAAAGTAAATTCTAGAGACATTGATATCATAAGAGCTAACTCATCTAAGTCAAACAGAGAAGCTGTTGACTGGTGGGTAGATCAATGGAAACAACACTATACAGATTTATATGATGTCAGTTTGTCTGTTTACAACACTATGTTAAGTAGTGATATAAACTATACTCCAGATAAAATGAAGCTTATGGCTTCTAAGGCACAAGATGACGACATAACTAGCTCAGATAGCGGATTTGTATCATCTCTTGGGTACACAGATACAAAAAAAGCTGGTGTGTTGATGGAAAATGTTAGAAAGAAACCAAAGAATAGATACGTTGATCTAAACTTTGATATGAATAACGCTAACTCATTAAGAAATGCACTTGTTGACATAAATACAGCTGCCGCTATTAGACAAGTAAAAGGCTTCATGGACTCTAATAACTTTGATAAATTAGCTGGAGATGAGTCTTCATTGATAAAGTCAAGAGTGAACTCTTACGTGAAAAGAATGAAGGGTAAGAGGATGATACCTAGAAGTAGCGCTGATGACATTATGAAGTATTTTAATGCAATAGCTAAGGCTGGTACTATTAGAGCTTTAGGTGGAATTGGTTCTGCAATTAAGCAGTTCTCTCCTGTAATAAATACATTGCTAAATGCAGGTAGATTTACAAGTTTAACTCCTAACAGTAATGCTTGGATCGACAGACTTGGCATGCCTATATCTAACCGTGGTATAAAATCAGAAGCTAATATTGATACTATAGACAAGAGAGTTAATGTTTTGGCTGATTCAGCTGTTGGTAAAGTTTATGATGGTGTAGGTAAGATAGGTGACATGTGGTTGAAGGCATTAATACAATCGCCAGATGCTTATGTAGCTAAATCTTCATTTATTACTTACTACTTAAAGAGTTTAAGAGATCAAGGTCTTAGCACTAATATAGATTGGAACAACCACGAGGTAAATAAAAAGGCAGCTGAATATGCTCAAATGCAAGTTGATAGACAACAGAACGTATCTGATCCTTTACTAACTGGAGAACTATTTGCAACTGAAGATGCTACTAAAAAAATGATCACAAAACTTTTCATGCCATTTACATCATTTGTTTGGAACCAGAGAGCTAGGATGATAAATGATATGCAAATATTAGGATCTAAAGTATCATCAAAGGAAGATAAGATAATAGCTATGAGATCACTAGCTGCCCTTCCAGCAGAGATTGTAGTATTTAACTTATTAGGTGCAGCAATAAGAAAAACAATAGACGCTATAACAAATTACTTCTACGGAGAAGATGATGATGAAGAGGAAGAAGTATTGTTCTATGTGTTTGGAATGAAAGTCACTGAAGATGATGTTAAGGAATTTAAGATGCCTATCAAAAACTTATTGGTGGATTTATTCTCACCTCTTCCTGGCCTAACAGATGAATTCTTAATTACTGGATTTAATAATCTATTTGAAATGTACCCACTAGTTGGTGATGATGAGATAGCAGAGTTGGTTAAGGCTGAAAATGATATAAGAATAGCAAACGGTGATAAACCTATGACTGAAAAACAAGAGGCAGATTTTATTGAAGAGGAGAAGAAAAAAAGAACATTCCAACTGTATGAAAATATGGAAGCTACTGGATGGGAAAGATATATACCTGGTGCCCCAGGAGTTGCATTGAAAACATATAGCGAATTAAAAGATGCTATAGACTTAGCAATGACTGGAAAGTATGAAGATGAGTATCAAGGAAGAAAAACAATTAAGTATATATCTGATGAAGATAGAGAGAAAGTTGCTTATGGATTATTCTTCCAGATACCACAAGCTTTAGGTTTGTTACCGAGAGAGGCTGGTCAGATTCCAAATAAAGGTATACGTAATATTAAAAAGAGATCATATACAGAAAATCAAAAAACAAAAATAGACGAGGTTGAAAAATTAACAAATCGTCCTGTTGGTAAAATTGAAAAAGTATTGATCGGCAAGAACTCAGATCCAAGGAAGATAGCTATGGAAATGAAAATGATAGATAAGCTTGGAGGATTTGATGAAAAACAGGAGGCTGAATACGCAAAACTTAGAAGAACAATTAGTAAACCTAGTATGAAATTCGCTCAAATGATTAAGGGAGGAATGACGGCAGAGGATATAATAAGAAGAATTGCCGAGAATAAAGGAATAGTAAAAGGTAGAACTGGAACTACAAGACAAGGAACAGTTAGAAAGGGAACTGTTAGAGAAGGGAAAATAAGAGAGGGGCAATAGCCCCTTACTTCTTAAAATAATCAAGAGCGACTCCGTAACAATAGTTTAGCTTATCTAAATCTGACTGAATAATAAAAGGGTGGTATCGTAATTCGATATGCACCCTTACTCTTTTTTTCTCGTAGATATAATTTTCTACAACAGCTATCATTTCTTCTACTGTGATCATTAGAAGATATGTGTTAGTCTAGCTACTTGTCCAAATTCTTTATGATGAATAAATCCCTCTACTGCTTTTGGGGCGTGTTGATAACCTTGCCTGTGATGCCAAGAGTCAGTGCCAGAAGGACTCCTTAAGGTTTCCACACATACAGACATAAAGTCCTTACTAGTTTTATGGTGGATGTGATGTCCGTAGATGTATCTGTGTTTACATTCATGCCACCAAGCACCAGACTCATGAGCCATAAGGAGAGGCAGGTCTTGAGTTTTAGCACCATCCATATGTGTGGAACCTATTAAATTATTCCCATAAACTGTATATTTACGATGGGACATATCGTTATTAAATTTTACATTTTCACACTTAGAAAACCAAGCCTCAATACATTGTAACAACATAAATCCAGACATGTAGTCATGATTGCTTGGATTGTAAACAACCTCAACGTCGGCAACAGACATAAGTCTTTCTATTATATCGATCAATAGTTTTTTAGCCATAACGAAATTATCATACCACATGCCATCAGTATCTTGTGGTGTTCCGCTAGTTGTAGTTCGTTTTGGGTTGTCTACATGTAGAATGTCATTGCCAGCTATGAATATTATTTTATCAATATTAAATGGCTTCGACTTAGATAGTATACCCTCAAGCCCAGTCAACACTCTTTGAACTGCTATCTGACTGTTGTAATCTTCTCCAGTTTCAAACTTTGAGCATATCTTACCTATGTGTATGTCAGCTGGATCGAAAACAAGGCAGTGAGGCTCAGATATTGAGTTGTTACGAGCGATCTTAGCGTACTTTGGACTCCATGTCTTTATCTCGTTAACAAGATCAGATATAAACTCCTTAGGATCAAAATCTGACCCTCCGTTTACGTTTATACTGTAGTGCTTACCCTTGTACCAATAGTGTTTAACTTTAGACTCGTCTATACCTACTCTTTCACACTCATCAATAAGTCCTCTGTTTTTAATGTGGTAAGATACACCCTTTCTTAACGTATCTATGTTGTCAGAGATGGTAGGGTCTTCTTCTATTAAAATCCTAGCTATTTCTGCTTTACTTTGAGTTACGTTGTCGTAAATATCAAAAATTCTATTCCGATTGTATTTCATGTGTTTTAAGAAGGTCTTTAAGTACTTTGATTAGATTTTCTACATTTGACTTCATTGACTTATAGTCAGCATCTGTAAGATCTTCATATATACAGTCAGTAAGATCGTTTATCTCTCTCATGACTCCGTTTATATAGTTAATGTGTTCCATTGACGCATCAAATATAATTCATTATAATCAAAGAAATGTAAATTGTTAATAATTAATGTTTGACATGTATTTAATAATATCCATGTTGTAAGTAATTCTATACTTACTTGTGTCTTTAACCTTTAGGTATTTTTTAGTAAAGTCTTCATCTAATGGCTTTAGATTTTCATCAAGTGCCAATGGTATTCTTGTTTCTTCTTTTAGTATAATACCTAACTTACTTGTGTTAGACAAAGGCACCGCCTTTATAATAACATTCACACAATAAACTCCTCTCATCTCCATACCTTAACTATTGATTCTGGATTCTCTTCACAAGCGTCTAAATAATTTTGTGTAAAATTTAAAAGACCTTCATATGATCCCCATCCGTTTTCTGGATTAAACTTTTTAAACTTGTTTGGATTATCACGGAGTTTAGATAACCCTTCTTTTATATATGGTATAATATCCTTAGCTCGTATTTCTTGCTTATCTTCAAACTCATGTTCCGCATTATGGTCTTTCTCTGGAATATTGTAACCATCAATAAGCCTATGAGGTCTCCATAAAGCCTCATACAATCCAGCCTTATCAGCCATCTCGCCTAAGTTGTGAGTTATGTTTGCAGAATATAATGTATCATATTCTATTTCATGAGTCTTGAACTCATCATAACTTACCCATTTTTTTCTTGTTAAATCTACATCTAAGCTCATCTATTAAATTTTAATCCCCACATTAAACCTATCATTGACATTTGACGTTCTGCCAGTTTAGAATTCATTCTAAATTTTTTTCGTAAATACTTTTCGCCCCAAGATTTCCACTCATCATATTGAGCTTCAGTCATGGTCCAATTTGTATACCAATCGTCCTTTCTGTCTTTTATATCATAGTATGTTACGTCATGACCTGCTATTTTAAACATCTCATTGATCATGTCGATAACCATTTGATCTTTTTTATCCATTTATCTCTAAGTATTAATTCGTAATAGTTTATTTTTCCGTATTGATTTGTCCATATCTGTGGAAAGCCTTTTATACATTCTTCAATTCTTTCTCTCTTTGACTTTGTTTTGTCTGTATAGTATTCATAATATATCCAAGACTCCCAGTAATGATCTTGCTCACAAGCACTTACAGACACAACGATCTGCCACTTAAAGAAAACAAAAGACAGTCCTGGCGCATATTCAAAACGTATATCAGTACTTGTCCATTTGGTTTTCCATCCAAGATTCCAAAAGTTAAATCCGAACTTCTTTGGTACTGCTATTCTTGATTTTAAGTTCCTCTGATATAAAGCTTCGTAGGTAGGCTTGTACTTGCTTGGTACTTTCCATTCATCAAGTTCTCTAACAGCCTCTTCATGGGCCATTTTCTTTGACACCTTTACCCACTTACGAGGGTAGAAATATGGAGTACCCATAGCAATTTTACCACAATACCAATTCAACTTGAACGGCTTAAATGGAGACCATAAGGCCTTTATAAATCTCAAGTCTATCATAAGTTCCTAAGCCAATCATTAAACGCAACACCTAAATCATTGATCTGTTGATAGAACGCCATCAACTCTTTATCGTCCTCACCAGCAATCTGCTTGTAAAGATTATCTCCATTTCGCTCAACCTCCTTTATAAAGTCGTTGCCTAACATTTTTACTCTCTTACTATATACCTTCGGGTATATCTCCTTGATATCCTCCATATAGTCCATCATTACTGGCAAAATACCTACCAAGGCTGCCATCTTTTTCTCGTTCGTGATAGATTTCTTTTTCTCCATAACTTAAATTTTCGTAATTATATTCTATTGTATTTAACATCTCTTCCTCTGACAGGAAGTCATCTGCTTTCTTGTAGCCAAACTCACCTTTGGTATCGTGAGATGGTCCTATAGCGTGAACCAAGTTGTGTATTAAAAAATGCCATGATATGTTGTACTTGTTTGGCAGGTTTTCAATCAGTTCGCCATTTATTATGTCTCTCTTTATTTGGTGTCTCAGATCAATCAACCTCGATAAATCCTTCACCGCTGTAATACGTCGCCTTAATGCCATGTGATTTTAGTTCTTTTATTCTATAAACTTGAAGAGGCCTAGGTTTATGTCCAGGCCTCTTTACCTCAACAAAAAAAGCACTACAGTCCTTTGGTAAAGCCAATAGGTCTGGTATACCGTTCTTATTTGTCATAATTAACTTTATGACATAATATCCCTCACTCTCAAGTTGCTTGATTAGTTTTGTTTGTATCTGCTGTTCTGTTGCCAAACGTAGTATAATATTTATTAATATGTGGCGTTACCTTCTGAAGGTCAGCAAACTTAATGAATTTTAAATTACCATCCAATACTTCAATTGAATTTATTATTATTTTTCCATCAACGTACTCATAGTCACATACATTTAATACTAATTGTTCTGGCGCTTCTAGATCGAAAGTTTCTATCAACTTTGCAATCATTGGATCATTTAATATCTTCATCGAAATTTATTTTTAGTTGATCGGCAGCCTCTAATATGAGACGCTCAAGTTCTTGCTCTGCTTCAAGTTTAAATCTTTTTAACTTGATCATATCAAATTCGATATCCTTAATCAATTGATACTGTGCTTTAATTTTTGATTCCATAGTCTTTCTTAAAAATGTTTACTGTAAACTTCTTTTTTGATTTTACTGTCTCATAGATCTTATCTTCTATTCCTTCTTCAGAAAAGATCCAATAAACTTTATTAAATTTTCTTGCCATCGTGGTCATGCGATCTCTGGCCTGCCAATAACTTGTAGCACTGAAGTCTATGTTATAAAAGACAACATAGTCAGCATTTTTTAAGGATATACCCTCACGACCAGATACTATTTGTAAGGCTATTACCTTATAACCTTCATCATCAAACTTATGTAACTCTGTGGTTAAGTCATCACCAAATACTTGCTTAAGTACGTTCAGCTCTTCTTTAAACTTATAGAATACTCCTATCTTTGAGTCTTTAAACTTTGACTTTATAAACTCAGCCTTTGTAGTATCTATTATCATGCTGTTACCGCTCTCAAATTTTACGGTACCGCTCCACAACTGATGTAGTTTTTGCATAAGTTTGACTGGCGTGTCGGCCAATATGACTTCGTCCTTACCCTCAACAACTAGATCACGCTCTAATTTTTTGATTATGTTTTTTGTGGTATCGCTCATCGCGATATGCAATATTTCTTCCTCTATCTCAGTAGAGAATCCAGCCTGCTTTTGTTGGAAGGTTATCATGTACTCAGAAACAGCAGACATTATCTTCTGCTCTATACCCTTGTCGTACTCATTTATAAGTATGCCGTTTATATTCCGTTGATACTTATTGACATAGTCATCGGCCCATCTGTAAAAATTAACGTAGTGTTTAAAAGGACTATATGCACTCACCCAGAACTGATGATATATCTGACTGTATGACTCTGGGCTTGGTGTTCCAGATAGAAATATCATTGGCTTAATTGCAAACATCTGCTTGTATAATTTAGTCTGCATTCCTGGCTTTGGGAAAGCTCCAAACCTATGGTGCTCATCATGTATGATAAGATCATAGTTTGTGTCCTCTAGCTTATGCATAGACTCATCATTCATCACAGTGATATCAAAGTGTTCTGAAAATCCAAAGTCTCTATAGTCATTCTCTATTGATCTTATGGCCTTTTTCTTAGTTAGAAATAAAACTCTTTTAGCTCCATAAATCCTAGCTGTTTCAAGAGATGTTGCCGTCTTGCCAGTCCTAACCTCCATAGCAAGATAGACTATGTTTTTATTTAAAAGTATATTAACAGCTCTATGTGCTATCTCTGATTGATAGTCTCTTAAGTTCATCGTAGATTTCATTTAATTCGTTTTGATTTTTAGAACGTGATAGCTCCCTTATAGAATAGTAAGGTCTGTAGTCCAAGTTATCTCTACCTCCAGACAAGAAGTCATGCGTCATTGTATAATCTTCATACATTTCTTTCAACTCAGCATGTCTCCTTGTACTGTTAGCAGTAACGCTCAATAGCTTGTCTATAACACCTATTTTTTCTTTAAGCCTAGCTATTGCGCTCATAATTTAAAAGTTTAACCTACTTTGCTCATTTTGCTTAATCTTAAACTCTACATTCTTACCATTTGCTCCACGAGTAATCTCTGGCTTCATTCCGTACTTATATTCACCGAATGAATCTAACCATCGGTAGAACTTTATCTGTGATATCTTGTACCTACCATAGTTACCATAGTCTGGATACTCGGAAACAAATGAGTTATATAGAGTATTCCCAAGTGTAGGCATGTTAGCTTTTGTACCCATGTTATCCTTTGATGTACACCACTCCCAAAAGTCAGCACTTGTTTCAGCAATAAATTTACGAGTTTTTAAATTCTTGAACTCACTCTGCATCAAACCCTTGTTTAGGTAAAGCTGTAGATTAGATATCATGTAGTTGTCAAAGCGTATCCACTCATCGTCAGACCAATCAGTAAATAACATGTGTCCGAACTCGCTCTCTGGCGTGTAGTTCTTCGAGTAGTGCTGTTTGAACTCTAGGTCCCACTTACGTCTCTCAAATGAATTACCAGCACCTCTGATGGCATAGTTTGTAGTTATGACAATCTTTGGAGAATCCTCAAACTCTAGCTTAATCTCATCCTTGTTTTTCTTCTCAAGTGTTATACCCTCAGTAATTACTGAGAACAATCTCTCAAAGTCAAAGTGACGAGCGACATCATCAAACACCAACACCTGCGTGTCAACCTGTACACGTTGATATGGGAATGACTTCTGAAAGCTGAATCCCTTTCCGTCTATTATCACCATCTTCTTCATGTGGCTGATAGACTTTACGAATATACCCTTACCAGTACCTCCCTCTGGGTTGTCACTGATCACCTCGTCATTAAGTATTATCGCAGGAGCATAGCTTGCAGGCTTATGCGAATGCATCAAATAACCAATGGTAGACTCAACAGAACGCTGTCTGTCTGGCGTGTCACCAGCTATGTTGTTGATGAATCTCTTGTACTCACAATCATCAAAAGATGATAGGTTAAAGTTACGCTGTATCTTCTGCTTCTCCCACACATAACCAGATAGGTCTTTGTAGTCTATCATGTCAATGCTTGACTTCGACACCCTAACAGCGCAGTTTAGGTAATATAGGTATGCTATATCTTGGGTGTCTTTAATGAAGTCAGCATCGATCTTAGAGACATAGTTTAGGAATGTCTCTTGAAAGAACTTAGTGTTGATAGCAAAGAAGTTATACACTGACATATCATCACGATCGTATAAGTACTTGAGAACGAAGTCTTTAATTACATCTTCGTTTACATCACTGATCGTATTGTCAACCACTCTGACAAATACAAAGTTCATAGAAGTTGGTGGATAGTATTTATAGAAACCGCTCCTCTCTAAAAAACGTCTAAAGAGGTGTGGCACTAGGTCTATCTTACCCTTACTACTCTTGGTCCAGAAATCATCGTCTACTGATGGAATCTCCTCTATGTTGTACTTTGTAGTAACTTGTTCGACAGGAATACCCATCTTTATGTCATTCTTTATAGAGGTCTCCTTGTCCTTATCTTCAAAGTACTTCGTGTTGAACTGCTGTACGTTCTTATAAGCGCTGTATATGATGGTTGGTATCTCTCTAGACATTGATCCATCTACGTCGTGCTCATGAAGTACTGCCATAGCGTCCTCTTTGTTTATGCCATACTCATTTAGAGCTGATGCTAGTATGAATAAGTTATTGTTACGCTGTCCTGGCACCATGCCGTGATTTTTGTTCCACCATAAGTTAAGTCTACGAACTATCTCTTGGTGATCCTCAACAACAAACATAACAGGCTTACGTTCTACTGGAACCTCAACATCACCCTCTATCTGAGTCCATATTGAAGACAGCTCATTTACATATATGTCTGGATCGTATGACTCATAGCAAACCCTTGATATGTTGCGTGACGTGGTGTCAAACTGTTGGATGTTATAGTACGTCTTGAGTGCATTAAAGTAGTGCTTATGATGCATGGGATTTTTTGGTATCCTTACAAGAACCTTTAACCCATCGCCAGAAGGTGACAAGAAACATGAATATGTGTATTCATCGCTCTCAACCTTCTTCCGAAAGTTAGAAAGATGTACATCATCATCAAAACCATCGAAGTCTATACATATTAGACCACTATGATTTATGCAAGCAGTGTCTGCACGTTTTGAAAACTGGCCAGAGAAACATATCGCTGGAAGTAACTTCTTCTTCTCATTTCGATTGTTTTTGTCTGTCTCAGATCTAACGTCCATTACCAACTGCATAGACTTACCATCGCGTATCCTTGAGATAGCTACAGATACATCTACGTGATAGGGTGATGATGTTTCGTTAATTGATTTAAAGTATGTTATCATATTCCTTTATGTCGTTTAAAAGTAATTGGTCATTAACTGATAATAGGTACTCGTATTTGTTTATCCAATAGTGGACCGCACTATGGTCCCGATTGAACAACTGACCTATCTCTTTTAATGTAAGACCTGCCTTTCTCAACTGAACATAAAGATGTGCTCTCTTGTGAACGAGATGCTGTTTTCTTGATGGAGAGTTTAAACTGTCTCTATCAATTATCGATTGGATTATTGTTTTCATTTTCTCATTTCTTTTATTGGTAATAATAATTCTTCATAACCGCTTATGCTTTCTCCTATGTATTCGTGGCAGTAAGAAGCTCTTTCTAATCTGTTAGATGCTTTTTTATCAGTATCTTCTTTTATAGTTCTTTTTTTACCATTATTTACTGTTGGTCTCCATTTATTACTTTTGTTAAAGTACACACCTAACGCTGGGTTTACTGTTTTTATAAAACAAAGACCTCCTTCATTTCTTATAATACCTCCTGCAAATTCAGATAACTTAACGCCCAATCCCATTCCTTGAAAATCTGGCATGACAACTATTCTACTTATAGCAAAACCATTAGGGCAACCTTTCCTTGGTTGATTTATTATAGCAATAATTGCAATAGGTTTGTTTTGCCATTCAAATAATAAAAACTTACAACTTTTATTTACTTCTTCTGTTAGATAATGATGTTTTTTGAAGAGGTTCCAAGTTTCAGATTCGACTCTACTAATTTGTAGTTCGATTTTTGGTCTGCCGTGCCTTCGATAGTCGCACCTTTCGAGTACGCCTCCTTTTTGCGGTGAACAAGTCCAATCTGGTATTAACCATTCTAAAATATCATAATGACAAGATGCTAAAATAATCCTCTTGTTTTCTCTACGAATGTATTTTTGTAATGCAAAACTCATAGCTTTAGCAACATCTCTATCAACAACAGATGTATATTCATCTATTAGTATTACTTCACCATCCTTAGCAGATGCAACCAAGTAAGCTAATGTTGCCCTGTATTGTTCGCCATTGCTTAATGCATTAAATGGTCTTAACCAAGTTGGTACTGATGATAAACCCATTGAAGTTAAAACTAATGTAGCTTCTTTTGGCTCTAGCCAATTAAAGTTGCTTATTAATGGTTTATTGTAATCAAATTTAGATTGTTTTAACTCACCACATTTTTTCAAAATTGTAGTCTTTCCGCTACCACTACTACCGAGTATAACACCTATATTCCAATCAAAAGTTTTTGCTTCTCCTAAACTCATAGGAATAGATACAGATGTTTCTTCTCTGTTCTGAATATCAAATGATTCATATACATAGTCTGTATATTTATCATTAATTATTTTTGATTTAAGTTCTATTTTCATGTCTGTATTTAATTTCTTTTTTTAATAATTCAAGGTGCCATTCTGCACCACCATATTCAAGTATTGCTTGGATGTGATCATCTGTTAGATGTGCTATTGGTATCCATATCAGAGGTTGCTTGCCATCTATTCCTCGACTACCTCGTGTTGCAAACTGACGTACAAGCTCAAAGTCATCATCGTCATTTATAGCATACGCATGTATCTTTTTCATGTCTTTTGCACCGTACCTTTGATAGTATGAACCGCCATCTACAAATGCTTCGTTTGGACATCCACACTTATTAAAGTCATGGACGTGTCTGCTTACTAATGTTTTTAAACACTGTAGGCATGTTGCTGAGTTATATACAATCGCCACTTTCTAATTCTTCTTTTATATCTAAATAATAATCTATATACAATAAGTTACATACACTTGACATAAGATCGACCGCTTCAATGGCCGACCGTCTGGCATATTCTGGACTCATGTCGTGACTGATATTTAAAAATCTTTCGTATATCTTTTTTGCTTCTTCTTTTGCTGTCATGATTTCTGATTTAAAGTTTTCTTTGTAGTATTGTTCTGCATCTACGTGTATGTTATCCGAATCTGCATCTCCTTGATAATAGGCATCAATTATCTGCTCTTTCTCCATTTCTTTGGCTTTAGTTAAAGCAACAAGTCTTGACATATGAAACATTTTACCACTTATTTCTCCATCTTGATGCATATTAAACAACTCTTTTATTTCTTGATTATAATATTCTACTGCTGTTTTCATTCTATTCTGATTTAAAGGTTAATTCTTTAAGTTGTTGTTCAAGTTTAGCTATTTTGTTAAGAGAAGTTCTAGCCCAAACTGTTTTGTTCCACCTTTCTATACAATCTTCTTTTGAAATTTCCTTAACTGGGCGTTCAATATAAAACAAATTTGCATTCATTAAATTTATATCTATCAGTACCTCAATCTGCGCTTTAATATTTTCAGCCTTCTCCATTTCTTTGGCTTGTTTAAACCATTCTTGTATTTTATCATAACTACATAAGTCAGGATAATTTAACCAAGTATCCTGCAACCATTCTACTGCTGTTTGTTTCATAATTAATAGTATTTATTTAAGTTATCAAATGTTAATCCAGATTCAGTCATGATGTAATTATGCTGAGTTTTATATAAAGGCAAAACTCCAGTTGAATCTCCAGTAATAAAACCAAAAACATTTTCATCATTTTCTAAGCCAGTCATTTCTGCACATTGATTAAATTCTACTTCACTTTCCATTGTTGTTAAAGTGTAACCATCTCCTAAGCAAATATTCATTTGATACTTACTTTTTTTACTAATTTTTCTTAATGTATACATATATTTATTTATTTGTTTGTGTGATTAGATGCAGAACCACACTTACTGCTTTCATTCTATTGTGATTTAAAGGTTTCTAAATTCATATATCCATCAAAGTCTAAAATTTTCATATCTTCTCTGTCACATCTAATTGCAAATTCTGCATATTCTTGTGCTTGTTTGGATTCCATTTCTTTGGCTTTTTGGATTAATTCATCATTAAATTCCTTACCATTTCTTAGTTGTTGGACCAACCATTCTACTGCTGTTTTCATAATTATTTTTATTTTATGTTTATTATACTTTAATGTCCAGTTTATTGTGCAAAAAACTGGACAAATATCAGTTTATAACCTGATGTTTTCATAACATTTGTTTTATTTTTTCAAGATATAGCGCAAGATCCATAGCCTCCTGCTTGGCATGCTCAACCCATTCCTTTATCGTTAAGTCATTACGATCTAAATTCGTATTGTACTTAGCCATCCCAACAGCCGATCGATCTCTCAATTGATTGACCAGTGACTCGACAATACTATCTGACTTTATAAATTCAGAATTGTTGTACCATCTGGTTGTCTGATTGCCAAGCTGATTGATACCTGTTAACCAACAGCCGTTATCTTTAGCGTCCTCAACGCTCACTACCTCGTACTTATCAAAGTAGCGTTTGTCATCAATTAATTTGATGATGTAAACTTTCTCTCCTTTTTTATACATATATTTTGATTTAGAAAAAAAAGACAGACTGGCCACACCCATCTGCCTAGAGTTTTTACCTATGTGGGGGCTAACCACAGAACCCTAACTGTTGTCCACCATGAACAAATTTGTTGTGAGGGCACGATTCGAACGTGCAAACTATTCCGCCACCTCACCATTTAATGAACCCCTAGCAGTGCCTATTGATCAGATAGTCTTACTAGGGGGTTGTATCAGTTATAAGGACACGTCCAACTTCCCGATACAGAGAAGTCCAGGACTAGTGAGCAGATCTTACGGTATGCTTCCCTGGAACTGGGCCTGTGGTTATCTTACCACAGGGTGGATTTTTGTAGCAGGCCCCGCTCCCTGCTCGGTGCTTGTACTTCGCACTATTAAGCGTTTAAAAAGGTAATGCGTCGTCTTGTTTTTGTTCTACTTTTGGAGCATCTTGACCTCCCTCAATCTTCCAACCTTGTAAGGTGTTGAAGTACTTAACGTCACCTGCTGGCGATGTCCACTCACGACCTCTCAGATTGAACGACAGCTCGATCTCTTGACCTTCCATCACGTTGTCAAGTAAACTTGTCTTGTCTTGAGTGAACTCAAAACTAACGTACTGCGGATAGTTGGCATCGCTGTTGTCAACCATCACAAGTTCGCGCTTTGAGAACTTCTCGCTCACAATCATCGTTTGTCCTACCTTGTGGACAACTCCCTTCATTTTAAAACTACTCATACTTTATTTGATTTTAATTAATAATTTCAGCAGAGCCACTATCTCTGCTCTCGTCCTCACCGTCGTTAAGACCACACTCTGATCAGGCCCTATTCTCTCCATGTCTTGATTTACGAATACCACAGCCTCTATGTCATGTAAATCGACCGTTATGCTTAGTGTTGGCTCGTATTTAAACTCATATCTATCACCTGTTAGCTCAGTGAAGCCTTGCTCTAGTAACCATTCTCTTGTTATATCCATCTCTGTCTGTATTTGTTAGCGTATTCAATAGCGATGTCTAACCGCTCGTCTATCTTTTTTATGTCGTCATCTGTTAGCTCAACTGGCACGATGATTTGTCTTAGGTTGTCAGAAAGGTCGTCCATGTAGTGAAGGCTGTCGTCCTCACTCTCTGGTATCAACTCCTCTGGAGTGTTTACCAACATGTAGGCTATACGACCGTATCTCCAATGCGTACCCGTTTGTTTTGTCAACATAAATAGGTACAACTTTACCTGCCACTCGTACTGAGAGTTACGTGCTTTCTCAATGGTCTTAGGAAATGTCTTCTTAGACCAAGGGGACTTTATGTCTATAACTACCTTTGTGTCCTCGTTTGCAATGTCAGGATGACCTGTTAGTATGCCCTTGTAAGATAGACTCATCTCAGACTTAACGTGGCTCGTGAAGTTTAAGCGGTTGTATAGGTCTATAGATATAGGCTCTACCATATTACCCTTTGTCGTATCACGACTACTGAACGATGGCTTGTAACCCCATAGCTCCTGCTCAACCGCCTCCTCGATTAAGGTCTTAGCTCCAGCAGACAGCTCGTATGGAGCGTCACGCTTTGCCATCAACTCATCACGAAGTATAGCCTGCTTCTCAGTTAACTTTATCTTTGCAAGTAGACCGTCCAATGTCTCCTGTTGCTTGGCTGTAATGCCAGCATCCCCTAAAAACAGGGGATACGCTGTTGAACACCTAAACATCTTGCAAAGCTTTTAATTGTTCGGCAGTTAGGCTGTACTGCTTTTGTATCTTATCTATCGATGTAGAGCCAGCCTTTACTGCATTGACAGCACTCTCAAGCTTGTCGTCTGGCAGTTGAGGTAGCTTTGGTAATGGACGAGTGCTGAATCTCAGCGCATCGACCATGCCTTGAGGACTCTTTACCTTCTCAGTGCCTAACACTATCTGCTTGTTGAGGTAGTCGTTGTGATCAAATGAATTGAAGAATGTCTCAAGCCTTTTGAAGTTCGATCGGTTGCAGACCATCGGCTTGTCAAACTCTTTTAGCTTAACAAACACCTTGTCCTCTTTACCCATCTCACCAACAAATGTGTCTTGGTATATCTTGTCAATTGTTACTAATTTCGGCTCGTACTTGCCGTTAACCTCTAAGTCCCATGCTCCGAGGTACTTGTTGTCTTTCATTAAATTTCTCCAGTGTGCCATAATTTTATACAAATTTATTTAACTTTTGTTTATAATCCAACAGTTTGTCGGTATTTTTTTTGATTCTCTTCTCTATCGACTCTCTGTCATCTGAATATTTCATGCAGTGATGTAGCCAGTCAATACGCTCCTCAATAGCGTCTATGTTTACCTTTAGACAGCCTACATACCAACCATACTCAGTGAAGTAGTACTCTTGGACATCGTTAATCAGCCTGTACTTCTCGCTGTTTGTCATGGTGTCATGTATGACGATGCGACCATCTGACTCAAAGCGCTCTATCTTTACACCCATGTCAAGATACCATCTTGATGTTGGGTTGTCTTCGTCACCTATCCAAAATAGCGAGACGGTTCTCTCTAGTTCATCCCAAGCCTTAATCATGGTAAGTATCCGTAGTTTAGTCCATTAACTCTAAAGTAGAATGTCTCCTCTCGTTTGTGATGAAACAAGTAGATGTCGTAGTTACCTTTCTCGTTCTCAACAACAGCCATAGTATTTACGTCAGTTGATGACTCCCAACTCTGAAAGAAAGGTACAGGACTCTTTGAGTTGAATATCATCGTGTCCAAGATGTAGTTATGGTTTGTTAGAACGATTGTAATCATTGAACGTATACGTCTTCTTGAAAAGTCTTTTAGAACAAGAGTGTGCTCGTTAACCTTCTTGAAGTCTCTTTTAGGTACCGACCATTGCGCATCGGCAACGAACGGCGCGGTCATCATAGCGACCGTCAAAATAATCGATTTAAACATAAGATTAAAGTTATAAGTAAAACAAATGAAGCAGAATATAGTACTGCTAAGAATAAAATTAATTTGATGATATTTCCCATGGTATTATAGGTATTTGGACAACCGATTCTTCATAACTTATTATGACTACGCCAAGCATAGCTGACATCATCTCTATCGTCTCGTCTATGTTGCTCGTCGTTACCTTTATAACGTCATTGGTATCGGTCGTTACGTTATATGTTTTCATTTTTGGCTTTTATTACTTGCATGTATAACTCCCAATTGAAGTTAGTCCACCACTGATAGTTCTTCATCTTTTATCTTTTTTATGGTTGCACATATCTCATAGTACTCAAGGTCTAGAGCACACTCAGATAGCTCGTTTAACATCTGAATGAAGCTCTCTCTCTGCCTTGAGTCATAAGCTGACAACAGAACGTCATGCCTGTCGATTGGAGTCATCTCCCTTAACCTCTCCATGGTGTCCATGAAGATGTCCTTAAAAATTTGTTCTAGCATAGTATGATTTTTACATTAGTAAATTTAATTATTATTTCGCCAGTCAAGTTGTCTATCTCAGACCGATGGGCATATCGTTTGACCAATTGGCTGTCGTACTTGGTGCGTAGTATTAAACGCCCTCCAAGTATTTTTGGATTAGGGTTGAACTTTATGTGGCTCAGACCTAAATTCTCGATTGTAAATTTTATTAGTTCGTTCATTTTGTATCGCAAAAAATTCCACATTCGTAAGACTTCATACCTCTTCCCTTAGCATTATCAGGGAGCTCGTCAAGAAATATACGCTTACCTTTATATCTAACTAGTTTAACGCCTAGCCTACGGCTCTGCTCGGCTCTCTCTATAAATTGATCGGGATGCATTCTCCTCACATGATTCCAATACGTAGGTGATGTAGCCTTCACACAGCCAATGCAGTTGGCGTTAGGATATCCCATGGAGTAAACCCTAGGTAGAGTTATACCTGCACTTGTTATGATATCAAAACACATCTGCTTTGTTATGCCGTCCTCAATCAATACTGGCAGAACATTATCTCTCTCGTGCTTTACAAATCGCTCATGCCTACCTACCTCGTCAGCTGTGAAACCTAAAACGTGGTAGTCTATCTTGTTTGATTTCTCAAATTCATATCTAGCTCCCTTCTTTAACACAAGTGTACACGGAGCACCATTAATTCCGCTCATGTATTTTCGCTTGTCCCATATGTCAACAGCTGATGTTGTGTTGGCTGTGCTGTTGACTGCTTGGATGATTGGTTTATCTAACCACTTTGATACGTCATTCATAAATCTTCGATTGTCTTCGTCTTCTTCGTCAACAGGATTGTTGACGATTAGAATGTTGTGAGTTTCTCCATACTTTTCTATTGTCCGTTTTGAAGCTACGGCACTGGCGGCTCCACATGAGAACCATACGACTATTGTTTTTTTCATAGTGTTGACTTTTGGGGTTTTGTGTTGACTTTATTACGACTTTGTGTTAACTTTTTCTAGTGTTTATAAGGAAAGTGTTAACTTTACAACTTTTTTCTATTTTTCAAAAAAAAAAATATATATATATAGATATAGTAGTAGAAAAAAAAATTCTACCACTAGGGACTAAAAGTCGTAAAGTTAACACAAAAATGGTTAATTGACTGATAATGTGTAAGTTAGGTCGAAAAAAGTCGACACAAACTTAACATAAAGTCAACACAGGTTGTCAATGACATAATTTATGTAGCTGATTCTCTGCGTGTTAGTGCCTGTTACTTGAGGCGTTGGTAGAGAAGTCACAATCATCGTGTCAGTGTCAACGATTGGTTGACTGTTTAACATGCCGAAGAAATATGCCGACCGTTTGTCGTTGTGGCTTGTTAGAACGGAAAGCTCTAAGACTTCCCCATCAAACTCACCGAACAACATATCGGTCGTCATGCCGTGCTGTCGGATGAACGCTCGAACACTTGCTTCGATGTCCTCGACAGATAGGCAGATGTATTTCTTGGTGTTGGTTAACGTCGTGTATCTTGACGTGTAGTTTACTTGGCTTACCGAACGTCCCGTTGGGTAGAGCGACTGGCTGAATTGTTTTAGCATTTGTTTCTAGATTTAAAATGTCCAATCGTAGTGATAGTCACATACACCGAACACTATGTTTATTTTACTATAGGTTGTTTTTAATTTAGTTACTCCATCAATTAGCTTGAGACGTCCTTGTTCGTCCCAAAGGTCTAGACCATTTGTATAGTCTTTGAACCTTTCGCCTGACATCTCATACTGCTTGTACCACTTGTCGTCAAATTCGATTGACTTGCTTTCCTTTCTCCAAGACTTGTTTCTATATACTATCGTCTCGAAATGGTCTATTGGTTCGTGCTTCCAATCTTGATGTCCCATTGGTAGTTCAGTCCCATCTCCTGTTGTGTTGCAGTGTTGGATGATTACACTCTTGCCGTCTTTAGATACGTCATGTACCTTAGCTACTTGTCGGTCGGTGTATAGACATATTGTTGCCCAATCACCTTTGTTTGGTATTGTTTGGATGGTTGAGTACATCCAATTTATAAAACTTCCTTCCATGATTTCTACATATTAATTCCGTATTCTATTGCTCTCATTTCATCTATGTCACCATCCTTGGTTAATATCCCGACCTCAATTAGTCGGGATGCCATCCGTCCGTAATGACCTTGTAACGACCATGCGCTACCATTTTTTACAAGTTCAGAGAACATGTATACCATCTCTGCACCATCAAGCATTCCGCTCTCGTATGCGATTATTCTGTCTATCGTGTCCATAAGTTATAGGTTAATAATTATTTTATCTTTATTCTTTTCTCCCCATTTGTTTATTTGGTCTAGGGTGTAGGAAGTCCATGTTGCTTTACCATTGTCATATTCATATCTTGATATGTCTACCTCTCTATTTGAATCTAATTCTTCCCACACACCATAACTTATGCTCATGATTGGTGCAGTGATAACGAAGTATGTTCCCGTCCATGATTTCTCAACATAAACATTAATAGGAAATTTATCCTTAATGCTCCATGATTTTTCTTTTTGAAAATTTATTTCAGCCATAAGTTCTAAAATGTTAGTTTATCAAATTCTTGGTACATGTCTGTATACTCTAAAGGAAATCTATCTTTCAATGCTTGGAGTATCATGTCATTGTCATAGTAGTCGCCCTCTCCATCTCGTTCTGCGTTTACGATTGGTTGGATGACTTCAGCGATTTGGTCATCGTTCAAGGTAGTTAATAGATAGAAGTCTTCTTCATTAAATGCTGTTGTGTTGATTCTAATTACTCTCATTTGTTCTAAGTTTTTATTGGTTAAGACAGCACCTTTGGAGTGCTGTTTCGATTATTTAAATCTCGTCAGTTAACCTTGGTGAAACATGCTCTCCTTGAATCGAATCAATTGACCCTCCTCGTACTTGAGTAGGTCGTCTAGCTTGTCTCTGTCAACGGATATTATTCCGTGTATCGGGTGCTTGATGTCGTTGATGCCAACGAATTGCTTGTTGCGAATCAATTGCTCTCTGATTGTCAATTGTCTGATAGTGCCTTCCGCCTTGTGAAAGCCTACGTTGTTCATTCTCTTTTCCATAATTTCTATTTGTTATATACCTCGTCTAATTGGTAGCCGTAACGCTTTTGCATGTAAGCTACGTAGTTATTAAAATGTTGTTCGTTCTCAAATTCCTTCGTGATGATTATCTGCTCTCTACGATGGTTAAAAAATACTAGTATCATCGCGCTCTGAATGGAATTAATAATCTCTTAGTCTTAACTAATGTTCCGTTTAGAAAGAATCCCCATACCTCGAAGTTCCCTTCAATCTTTAAGATTTTTGTGCTCATGGCTATTAAATTAAATTGGTTAAGACGTGACACGTAGTCACGTTTCGGTCATTGAGACCTCATCAGTCAACCTCGTTGATAAATTTCTTTGCCTCATCTAATGTCATGTGTATACCACATGCATCAAATCCATCCGCATCGACAATTATATATCTGTCTTCTGTTTGAATCTCGCCAGTATAGTCATATTGACCTTTTTCTAAATAAATTTCTATTGTGTAATACATGATTTCTATGTTTTATTGGTTAATACGGCATCTTGTGAATGCCGTTTCGAATACTAAATTCTCATCAGTTAACCTAAATGTAAATCGGTGGAACGTGACCTGTTATGATTTGGTAGACGGCATATCCAATACCGAACAAAATACCAAATGCTAAACTGCTTGTCCAAACTGCAAATACTACTTTCATGGCTATAAATTTAAATGGTTAGTGCCGTGCTGAGTTTCGCTCTCAGTTAATGACTCATAGTCAACACGGCTATAATGTACCTTGCACCACACTTATATAGGTGGAATCGAACCACCACAAGGATATTATCTTTATCTGTAACCTACCATGCGTGAAATAGGAGTAGTCTTAATTGCTTTTCAGCTTCCGCTTTTTTGATGTTATCGTAGGCGACGCATGTTCCAAGATGTCAAAGACCGATATTTATTAATCTAATTACTATTCATTGCCTATAACACTTTAACCATTTCCCTTTCGGTGTTTATTATCGGTTTCATTTAGACTTTATGCACTAGGCTAGTCGCACCCTTATTTCCGTGTTGTTTTCTAGTAAGAAGTATTGTTATTAGCTCGTTTGCTTACACCAAAGTAACGGCAACTATTTCGATTGATAACAATTTTTTTTATACTTCTTATGAAAAATACGTGTTAATACGTAGAAGGATCTAAGTGTTTATACGTAGTGATGACACCATTGGAGAAGGCTGTAATGACTAGCAAAGCCTTATTGGTATTGGGTTTGGGATCGATTTAGATTATTTTGCAGTAAATTCATTTGTGAAGTAAGATTACAAGACGGGATAACCCCACCTCTCCAATCAATCGAGCTGAAACGTAGAACGGACGGACGATTGGTCGGTTGGTCTATCGGTCTATTTAACATAATGCAAATTATAATACAAGTTTGTCTAGCGATTTTAAGGTAGGGGTAATTGGTCTCAGATAACAACACACCACCCCACCCCTGCGCACAAGCACACCCACCCCTACACACGTGCGCGTAGCGTACAGGTAGGCAGGTAGGTAGGTCGCTAGGCAAAAAGCCAAAAAGTCCGACCGAACTTTCCGAAATGCATACCCCCCTATCGATTTGCCAGTCGTTTCGGTCGATCGGGCTGGCGCGCCAGATGGGGGTATTACCCAAAAATTCCGTATATTTGCTATATGGTTAAAAAACACATCAAACGGAAGAACACGATCAAGAAGAACTTAGATCGTATAAAAAATAATTCATTATCTTTACAAAAAATAAAGTCATGCCAAACGATAAAAAAATAAAGACTGTTGAACGTACTACAGCAAATAAGTTTGTAGCTGTTCCTAATCCATTCAGACCTATCAAAAAAACTCCATCAGGTCTACCTACAAAGTATTATAATGAAGTTCCAGTAAAAACTACAACAGTTACTAAGAACGGTGTTACAAAAACAAAAACAAACAGAAAAATTGATCCAGATATGCCTGGAGTTATAAATAATAAGAGGTGGAGGAAAGGATGACAGTACTCCTACAGTTTAGTATGCCTTACGGCCTTAATGTTGGTTTTGAGTATTACAAGGCTGAGGAAGGTTTAGACAATGAGTTTCATCTCAATTTGTTAATTTTTAAAATTATGTTATTATGGCATTAATGAGAACTGGTCGTAAAATGATGATGGGTGACCCACCAAGTCTTCCTACTAGACGACAGGATGTTGCTAAAGCAATGAGCGATTTACAGCAAGTAAAGGTAAGTGGTCCTAAAGACGATCCATTTGTTGGAACATTTGCTAGAAAGGGTGATATAGCTGAAACTTCAAAGAGAAACAAAATGGCTCAAGAGTCTTACAGTAAGGCATCTTCTGAGTACAAACAAAAGTCTGAGGCTAAATCGTCTTACGACAAACAAAAAGCTGCATATGACGAATTCTTAAAAAGTAAACCGACAAGAAAAGCAAAAGGAACTCTTGAAGATATGACTGAAGAGCAAGAGATGTCTGTTTATGGTAAGAAGGAGTTATCTGGATCAGAGTTAGAGAGCTTCTACAATGCTCCATCTAATAAGTCTTTTAAACAAAGTCGCTTACCAAATGAGCGTATACTTGTGCATGATTACGAGGAGCAAAAAAAGACTGGATTTAAAGGTCCAATGAATGTAACAAGAATGTACAAGGATCCAGGTGCTGATCCAGGTAGTCCAGGTAAAGCTCCAGAACAGCCTAAATTAGTTCAACCTAAAACAACTACAGTTGGAAGAATTAAAAAAGATGAAGTTGAATCATGGGCTTCACCTACAAGAACTAGGGGCGGAGGTAGTAAATTGATGACTCAAAAGATACCTGTTAAAAAATCAACATCTGAACGTCAAAAAGGCTACACATACGGCAAAGAGCGAAAAATGGCTGCTGCTTACTATGGTGCTATTGGTGATGTTCTAGGTGAGGAAGGAAGATATGCAACTAGTGGTGCTTTAGGAGACTTCCAAAAAACACGTAAGGAAGATATAAAAAGTTTGAAATCTGAAAAGAGAGCTTCTTCCGACGCGTCTGAAAAAAGGTCTATCAAAAAAGATATTAAATCAAGCAGGAAAGATATCAGAGAAGCCAAACTAGCTCAGAAATACGTAGAGTCTTTACCTAACAAATATCAATCTTCTGCTGGTGTAGCAAAAGATGATATACGTAGAAATGTAGAAAACGAAAAACTACCAGAAGGTAAAAACAAGCCAAAAAGAGTAGTTAGAACTTTTACTCCAGAATCTATGAAGGGATCTACAGAACAATCAAGGCAATCAATGCTAACTGAAACTAAAAAAGTAAGAAATTTAGGCCCAACTAAACGAACAATGCCAAAAAATAGATAAAATAGCCCTCCAATCGGAGGGTTTTTTTGTTTTTGTCACGAAAATCTGCTATATTTGTGACAAAATATAATAAAATGGTAGTAAAACATGTTCATTTAGGCCAAGATGGCCAACAAAAGCTCAAGAAAGGCATCAAGACGATCGCTGGAGCAGTCAAAAGTACATTAGGTGCGCGAGGGCGCACAGTATTAATCGAGTCAGAGCACCATGTGGGTGGTATAACAGTGACAAAGGACGGTGT